TACCCTTGTCTTACCCAGTTATAGTAGCTTTGATGGGGCAACCCGATGGCGTGACAAGCTCTTGAGTGGTTCCCGAAATATTTTATTACTTGATCGATAGTCATAATAAACCTTTAATTATTGCCACCAGAGAAGCATGTTTTTTTATAGGAGCACATCTTGCATATAAAATAAGATGGCGAGTTATGTATTCTATCTGGCGGTGTTTCTGCGTGTTTTACTCTTGAGGCTTTATCATGAAGCATTGCATAAAATCCTCTATCTCTTTCTATCAACTCAACATGGATTTTTGAGTTATCTTTATTAATCACTATAAAAATTGCTGCGTCTGAATCCGAAAACTGCATATAACACTGTGCTTGTGAGTAATACTGTTCTTTCCATTCTTTAACGCCATGCTTTATGCATTGATTGAATTGAGAATTATTAGCTGATTTAATTTCTAAAATATATTTATGATTGCCATCAACAATTACCCCATCGGCATGGCCTTTAAATTCTGGCAAATCTTTAGAAGCCATTGCTAGGTTTTTGTTATCTTTTGATGGCTTAATAATTTCAATGTCATATGCGGATAATATTTTAGTTACTAGTAACTCAATTAACCTGCCAAATTCAAATATAAGCAATGAGTTTTGATTAAATTCTGATTTAGTTCCGTTTGCTGCATACCAGATACTACGAAGGCATGGGTGGCCGATGGAGCTAGCGCCAATATAATTCCTTGCCTTATCATTTTTTTTAAAGTTAGATAATGCATTTGTTATTCTTCCAACTATTGATTCCATTCGGCCACCTTCTATTACTGTGCTTGTTCTGGTGTTAGCTGATTATTCAAAAGTGTCACAGCGTTGCAGACATTCTTCACAGCATTAAAGAATATTACAGCTTGTAACTTTTCTTCAGTTTTTGTATCGCCGTTGATGATATCTCTAACCTGTTTACAAAGTGTTTCCATGTGGTCTAGGTTTTTATTTGTTTCAGAGATAGCAGCAATAATATTTTTCGCTTTTTGCTCTTCTTCACTGGCCTTTGATAATGCTGCTTCTTCTGTTCTTTGTAATTCTGCTTTTTCTAAATCGTTCATACTTATCCTTGGTGTATTAAAAAGGGACATCTTGATCAAAGCCATGTTGATCTAAGTTTCCATTTTGCGAAGTAACCATATTACCATAGGCTTGTTCTGCTTGTTGATAGGTAAATGTATTTTGTTGTTGCTGTTGTTGTTTATGGTCTGCTGGTGGCTCCATCATTTCGCCTATTTCTTCTTGGAAGCCATCTGCTGGGTGAAGCTCTGAAATAAAATTGCCTTCTTTGCCTTGAAAGAACCATTGCTGCACCATTATGCCAACTTTGCGGCCTTTAAATTGGGCTAGGTCTTGGTCGGTAGGTGCGCCATCATGGGTAGGAACGATGTTTGCGATTTTTGATAAGCGAACAAACATATTAAGCGCTCTGTCGCGTACGCTTTCTTTTTTATCGAAAACTTTAAGTTTTTGTTGGACGACGATGCCTTTATATTTACCGGCTGCTATTTTCCACTTAAGGTCTAGGATATGATCACCCGTATTAGGGAACGTATAGTTTTTAAATGACTCTACAGTAGCCAGAACCTTTGAATTATGGGGGATAATTAAAGTACCTGTCATATGTGAATCTTCTTCGCTTCCGGTGGGTTTGCCACCGTCAGATAATGTATAAAACCTCATTTCTATTTTTGCTTATATATTTTTATAATTTTAAAGTTATTTTTAATTAGTTCTGTTACTCATAATAAGAAGCCAACTTATCTAAAACTAAAGACAGGTCATTTGGTACATATTCATCATCAAACAATCCCATTGGGCTTTTTGCTAGATGCTTCCCGTCGTGCTGAGTTAAAAACTGATACCCTGAATCATTCTTCATTGAATGCAATACAGTCGTAAACATACCCTCAATAGATATTTTCTCATTAAGCATTTTACCAATGGTCTTAGTCTTAACTAACCCATACTCATCCGTTTCACTATGACATAATATAAAGCTAACCAAATCGTTACGCAGGTTGGTTATTTCATTAATAATTAACCAAGCATGGTTGCTTATCTCAGAAAATTTATTCCATCCAGACTCACTGGCACGCCTCATAAATTCATTAGCCATGACATATTGAAAATCATCAACAATCAGAACTTTAATATCATCTCGTTTTTTAACCGCATCAACACACTTTAATATGGATTGATAGTTATCAGACACATACCAATTATTTTTATTATCATTCCAATTATCGATATGTTTATATTTATTTCTAAAACCTTTTATTGGCAAAGGTTTACCAATAACACTAATTATAAAAGTTGAGGATGGGTCTAAGTTCCTTATACTTGTGCTTTTGCCGCTCCCAGACTCCCCAATTATTAATACGCTTTCACCCATTCTCAAATTCCTCATAATTAAGCCCTCGCCATAACTTTCACTGAGGGCTTGGATTCTGTCTTAGTAAGAAACTCACTTAACAGCAAGTTCAATTCGATATCGTCGGAGTCTTCGACTTCCTTAATGAATTTCTTAATTGGTGTATATTTACTTTCAACCTTAACGAGATTATCAGGTAATTGATCACGCAAACTTTCAAACGCATCCTTATCAACCCGATAGTTAAAAGTAGTTTTGACCGTAATTTTCTTATCAAGAACCTCATAGGTAGTTTGTCCATCATATATATGCCCAATAGCATCAATAATCTGCTGTTCCAACTGCTCTTTCTCAAGCTTAAGCTTGGCAATACGCGCCTCATAACCTTGAAGCTTCGCCGCTTTTGCAGCTATCGCCTTTAACTCTTCGTCACTACCATAAAATAATTCACACATAATATTTCTCACATTTAGTTATATAAAACATCGCTGCTTAAAGCGTGATTACATAATATCACTGTTACGCAATAATGCAAGAACTTTGTTACGTAAAGGCATAAAAAAAGCCCCTGAAAAGGAGCTTTTTGGAATGAACATGAAAATCAAAGTATTTTTTTTTGGATAAGCTTAGCTGGACTATTGGTTTTTTTAGTTTAAGGGTTGATATTACGGCTTTGATTAACCTAGACCTTCTATCAAGGAGATAATGCTTGATCTAAATCTATCTAGGCCATAATATCGGTGATACTTCGGTGTTGACGCACCTTGGTATCTGGGTCTTTTCCAACAAAAGATAACGGAAATATTACCTTTCTATTATCCTTTCTGCAAGACCCTATAAGATATTTTTTGTGCGCACTGAGTGTAAAAAAACAGCATTACAAGCTAATGGCAAATGCAATTGCCGTACATTTTTTACAAATTGAATTGTTTTTACATAAGGATGGTTATGTCATACAGACAAGCAGTTTTACATGAAGCAGTTAGAATGTATCGTGTTATCAATAAGAGAGATGTATCTAAATTTGAATTAAAATGGTTATTTTCTGAAGTGGCAAAGATGCCAGATAAAAAAATGAACACGCAATCAGAGGCGCAGCCAATTAAAAAGCTGCTAGATAACGTACTTGTAAAAATATCTTAGGTTCCAGGAGGGTTATAAATGAGCAAAGAATACACACCACACGTTTTTTTTACTGTCCCAAGAAAAATTTTTAACCTGCCCAATATTTCCATTCAGCGGATATTGTTTTTTGAGATTATTTGGGGGTTTCATTACTCAAGTTATAACTGTGTTATTTCCAATGATGAGATTTGCAGACGTTTAAAAATACCTCTCAAACAGAAACCAAGAGTTAATAAACTGTTCGATTATTTTGAGAAATTAGGCGTAATCAAACGCGAATATAGGTATTCAAAAATCACTAAAAAGAATTCAAGGCATATTGAGATTGTACGAAATTCAATCATATTTGTTGATAAAGATAACGAAATTAATGTGGAAATGGAAAAAGGTAGTGCCAAAAACGGCATGGGGGGAGTGCCAAAAACGGCACGGGGGGCAAATGGTGTTGATGTTGCATCAAGTGAGAATCCCGACACGGCCAAAATGTCCGATTCTTCACATACAGAAGAATCTCCCTATAGCCAACCAGAGGGATACGATGATGCAAATGAACGTAATTCTGTAATCCCACAGGATTATAACGGTAATCCCACAGGATTACCCGAGGTGGAAGATACTATATATATAAATATAAAAGATAATATACCCCCTATAGTCCCCCAAAGGGGGACGAATGATGTTGATGTTGCATCAAGTGAAAATGATGAAGAAATTAATATCGAAATCGTAGAGCATTCCACTACTGTAGAACCTGAGAATGATGAAAAATCAGAATTTGATAGATTCTGGGAAATTTATCCCAAGAAAATAGACAAGCAATATGCGTTTAAATGCTGGAAACGGAAAAAGACCTATAAGCACATAGATGTTGTGCTGGAGGATTTAAATGCTCGGCTGAAAGAAGAATGGAAAGACAAAGACAAGACTTACATCAAAAACGCCTCCACGTACATCAACAGAGAATCGTGGAGAGATATATTTGAACAAAGAAACAACATTACTGAGATTAAGACAGAAAAACAGAAAATCAAAGAGCAACTGGAATTATTAAAAAAACAGAGGAGTAAAAAATGAATTCACAATTAACGGTTTTAAGTTTGATGATAAAAGCGCCGATGGAGTCTACCGAACTTATCGACGCTTTCGAGTCTTTAGCAATAGAGGACTTTGGGGAACCTCTAAGGGAATATTTTACTTGGCTGCTGACAAAGTTCAATGCCGGTCAGTCGATTTACCAGGATGATTTGGTCTTATATCACGACTCTGACAAGTACATGGGGTTGATTACAGCTCAAAGCGGTACTTTTTCGTATAAAAATTTACCGATGTTTATTGAACAGATGAAAAATGAGCGTTATACATTT